CAATAATAAGCCAAGAGAGTCTTTATCCGTTCCAATATAATTGTCCAATACTACATCATTGATCATTTGTTGGATTTGTGCCAACACACTTCCATCCCAGTTTTTAACATCTACGTCAAAAACAATAGCCATTTTGTCGAATGTTTCTTTCATTTTGTGGGCATGTAAATAAGGATTAAATCCTATGGCTATTTGATTTTCCCACATGTCTTCTCTAATTTGAATTAACAAATTAGCTAAGAATTGTTTTGTTCGCGCTATAACTGGCAAAGGTAACACTCTAAAAGTGCGCGGTGTGTCTGCCTTTGCTTCAGTTCTCATTTCATCTTTGAATGTTTCAATGGCTAAAATGTCTGTTATCTTTAATTCATTATTTCTAAGCTTATAATCAAATTCGTCTAACATTCTTTCTAATTTTGGTGTTATTGTCTTCATTTCATAATCTATTAAAGATTTCTTGCCTTTCGGCATGCCATATCCGTTTGAGGATTGTTTATTTAATTCTTTCAATTTTTCATTACCAAAAATAGCTTCATGTCTCGTTATTTGATCAAAAGGTTTTATAAATGACTGAATATATTTCCGCGCAAATTCTAAGTCAATTTTATTAACTTTTCCCGTTGGTTTAAATGATTTCATAGCCATTGAATGCAATGTTGTTCGAGCATCTCCTTCTGATTTAAAATTTGGACATTGCTTTAAAGGAGCTTCCATTGTTATTAATTCACCATCACGATCTTCCATCCAAATAGTTTTGACGTCGACGTCTTGAAGTCGGTGTTTGCCAGCTTCATCGATTGTGTAGATATATTTGTCCTGATAATCTACTTTGCTCATATGCAATTCTGTTTGTTTATAGCGCGATTCTTGCATTGGTTGTGATGGTTTAATTTCTTTATCTTGATAATAAAGTCGACGTCCAGAAAAATCTTGATAATCACTCGGAACTGGTTCAAATTCAATTTGTTTTCCACTCAGCATTATGTCCCTTATTTGATTATAAGTGTCATCTTTCAAAATAGAGGCGTATCCTTTCGAATCGTCTCCAGCACAATGTAGTGCCAATAATCCATGATGCGAATACAAGCCTGATCCGCATAGACCACTAGATGTTAATGGATATTCGTAAACTTCTCCAGGAAGCATTTCGATTGTCCGCTGAGTGTTGATTATAGTGGTCAATGTAGTAGAAGGTTTGATTGAAATACCTTCCACTAAAGCCAATTTGTGATAACAATTTATAAAATAGATGTCGCGATTAACAACATCCTCACCTCGCGGTGGAAAAAGCATGTTGGCATGTTTGTAGCTAGCTACTGGCATGTCTCTCAATTCATAAACAGCAAAATCAATGTGTGGAAATTCTTTAATTAATCGTAAGCGACAGTTCTCTTTTTCAATGTTGTTCTTTAAATAGTGATCCCAATCATAATAGATATCTATCATGGTGTCTATTCCTGTGCTATGCATAGGAAGCAAAATAAAATTTCCTGAAACTATCGCTTGGCAAACGCTAGACTGCATTATTCCTTTAAATTCAAATTTTGTTTTCACAAAACGAAAGCATTGTCTAACATCTCCCGCTGGCAAACCTTGTGACTGAATTGGTTGATCACAAGATAGATCTTTCCATTTTTGAATAAAATTGTTATCAATAACCTGCTCTCCTTCAACGTTGTTAAAAAAAAATTTATAAATAAATAGGGCTCCGAAAACTGTAGTTGTTAAAGCCACAATTTCTTTACCATAATCTAAAGTGTTTGATAAAATTGAATAAAAATAAGTTAAAGCCGAAGTAATATAGTCTTTTAAAGAAAAAATAAAATCAAAAAAAATGTCTTTATAAAAAATTAAATCATGAGCAAAAATGTCATATAAGAATGACTGGCTAAATAAAGTTAAATCTATATTTTCTATTTCATTTAATTGAGCATCAGTGAGATCTGTTTCCGAATTTACTTGTGTTTGAA